AATTCTTCGCTCCGCGCGAGTATGCGCTGGACAGGGAGAAACGCGACGGCGTGCCGTATGTCACCTGGGCCAATCAAGGGTTGATCGAGTTGACCGAGGGCCCTGTAGCCGACTACCGGATCATCCGAAAGCGTGTTGTCGAAGCCAGTGAGAAGTTCGGGCTGCGACAGTTGGCCGTCGACCGGGGGTTCCAGGGCCTTCAACTCTGCACCGAGTTGGGGGAAGAGGACGGGATCGAGGTCGTACCGTTCGGCCAAGGGTTCTTTTCGATGGCTGCCCCGGTGAAACAGTTCATGCGGCTGGTCAAGCTGAAGGCGCTGCACCACGGCGGGAACGCGGTATTACGGTGGATGGCGTCGAATTGCGTCGGCATGACCGATCCGGCTGGGAACATCAAACCGGACAAGAAGCATTCGACCGACCGGATCGACGGCGTAGTGGCCGTTATCATGGGGATCGGTCAGGCCATGCTCATGGAGGGCGGCAAGAAAACGTCCGTCTACGACCGGGAGAATCGCGGGCCGATTAGCGTGAACATGCGATGAGCGGGATCAGGGGTGTAGACATTGTCGAGTTGGCTGGTATAAGTGGGATTACCGCCGGCGTCTGGTATGAGTTCGGCGTCGGCTGGGCGGCGATGGCCGTGGGCGCGATGATGCTCACCGCTGCCGTGGTCTATCGCATCTTCAGGAGTCCCGCCGATGCTGGGAAGACTGATTGAAGGCGCTGCTCGGAAGCTCGGCTCGCATTCGCCGTCGAGCGATTCCGCCCTGTCCGTTCTCGGCCTGCCGCCGACTAAGGCCGGGGTCGACATCACCGAGATAACCGCGTTGAACATTTCAGCCGTGTGGTGTGCGGTCACCATCATCGGCAACTCGTTTGCGGGTCTCCCCGTTTTCGTCTATCGGCGATCCGGCCCCGGCGAAAAGGAAGCCGACCGGGACAATCCGGTGTTCGACTTGTTGCACCGTCGGCCGAACCCGACGATGACGCCGAGCAGGTTCAAGAAGATATTGATGCAGTGGACCCTTCTATGGGGTAATGGGCGGGCTGAGATCGAACGAAATGATAACGGCGATCCCATTGCACTGTGGCCGATCCATCCGTCTCGGTCCTGGTCCTGGCTGGACGACGACGGCAAGAAATGGCACACCGTCAACGTCGGCAGTGCGGGTCCGGTAGACATCCCCGACGCCGACGTGCTTCACATGCACGGCCTGTCATTGGACGGGATCAATGGAATCTCGGTCATCGGGGCCGCCCGCAACTCATTGGGCTTGACTGTGGCCGCCGAAGAGTACGGGGCGGTGTTCTTCGCCAACAATGCTCGGCCATCCGGCACGTTGAATATGCTGGGTGAACTCAAGGACGTAGAAGCGACGCGAAAAAAGTTTGCCGACATCTTCGCGAACGAAGGACGGCACGGCATGGTCATTCTCGAAGAGGGCATGGAATTCAAGCCAATGTCCGTGCCGAATGAGGACGCCCAGTTCTTGCAGACCCGGCAGTTCCAGACTGTCGAGATTGCCCGATGGTGGAATATCCCGCCGCACATGCTCAAGGATCTGGAGCGGGCGACGTTCAGCAATATCGAGCATCAGGCCATCGACTACGTGGGCCATTCAATCATGCCCTACGCCATCGACTTCGAGGAAGAATGCGACCGGAAGTTCTTTCCTAACGAACCAGATATGTTTTGCGAGATGATGATCGACGCAATTCTTCGCGCCGATTCCAAGACCCGCAACGAGGTTCTTCACATCAAGCGTCAGGACGGCATTATCAACGCCGACGAATGGCGAGCCAAAGAGAACGAGAACCCGCAACCTGACGGGCAGGGCAAGGTCTACTTCATCAACTCGACGATGAAGCCGGTGGACGTGCAGTTGAATCCGCCGGCCCCGCCGCCGATGTTACCGGCGCCGCCAGCTAACGAGCCGCCGCCGAACGATGACCAGGAGCAGGTCCGGGCGGGTATTGCCGAGGCACATTGGCCATTGATGTATGATGCGTTCAGTCGTATGGCCCGCGTGGCTTCCAACGCGGCGCGACGGGCGATGAAGAAGCCGGATACGCTAGGGTCGTGGTGCGAGAAGTTTCTAGACGGCCATGCGACGGCCGCTCATGACGCTATCGCGCCGGTCATTGAATCATTGATGCGTTCACTGGACGCTACCCACCGGATCATTGCCGGTCCGGCGCTGGACGACGCCGTGACGGATCAAATTACTACAGCCGCCGGTACTTACGGCCTATGGTGCAAAGCCATGCTGGCCGGCGTGGTTGGCGGCAACGAACCGGGTGACCGGCTGGGCATGGCGGAGGGCATGGCCCGAGACGCTGTGAAATACGCTGTACGGGCGGTGGACAAACTCCACGCCGCGCAAACGTTAGGAGTAGAATCATGCAATTAGCACAGATCCAGCGGATCGTGTTCAACGAGCCGTGGGCCATCATGGCGGATCAGTTGGCGGTCATCGACAGCGTAGTCCGGGCTCGCCTCGACGGTGGCCGCGTGGCGTTCGATGCTGAAGAGTTCAAGCCGACCGAGGAGCAGGCCCAGCGACGACAGACCCGCCGGGTGTCCGGCGGTGTCGCGGTCCTCCCGCTCATGGGCGTGCTGGCCCACCGGATGAACATGATCACCGACGCCTCGGGCGGAACGTCGATGCAGAAGTTCGGCCAGCAGTTCGACGAGCTGGTCAACGATGACAGTATCGGGGCGATCGTCCTGGACGTGGATTCTCCCGGCGGAACCGTCGCCGGCACCGACGAATTGGCCGACAAGATGTTCGCCGCTCGTGGCCGCAAGCCGGTGATAGCTGTGGCGAACACGCTCATGGCGTCCGCCGCCTACTGGATCGGCACGGCGGCTGACGAGGTGGTGATCACCCCATCCGGCGACGTAGGCTCGGTTGGCGTGGCGGCAGTTCACATATCCACGGCCGAAGCCGATAAGATGGCCGGGATTGAAACGACGGTGCTCACCTCAGGCAAATTCAAAGGCGAGGATAACCCCTTTGAGCCCTTGACCGACGAGGCCCGCGAGAACATTCAAGAGAGGCTGGACGCCGAGCACGACCGGTTCGTGGCCGCCGTCGCCCGGCATCGGGGCGTTAGCGCGTCGGTAGTCCGCTCCAAGTTCGGCCAAGGGCGGGTGCTCCAGGCCGAACCGGCGTTGGCGGCCGGCATGGTGGACCGGATTGACACGTTCGAGAACGTCCTGGCCGGGCTGATGGGCCGGGGGGCGAAGCCATCAGGCCGTCCCGGCCGGCGGGCCACGTTGCAACGACGGTCAAAACAGCGGGCTCGGGCGTGGTAATTGGCCCTTGACACCCCGAACGACTTCCGTACAGTTGTAGCCTCATAGCCGGGCCAGCCTGGGCGCCCTGCCGATGCACGGCAACCGCTGGACCGGATAATCGAATCACTTCGCACGCCGATGCGGGCACGTGATCCGAAGCGTGGAGCTTTTATCCATGCCGGAAACGTGGCCCGTTTTTTCATGCGCGTCATCCGGCCGAACCATCGCAAAGGAGCGACAACCATGACACGGTTGCAAGAACTGGAGGACCAGCGCAAGAAGCTGGACCTCGACAGCCGGGCCATTCTCGACAAGGCCGAAGCGGAAACGCGCGAGAACACGAGCGACGAGTTGGCCGAGTGGGACCGGATGGATGCAGATATTGACAAACTCACCGGCGAGATTGAGCGGCGACGGAAACAGGGCGCCCGCGACAAATCGCGCACCGATTCCCAAGGCCGCCGGGCCGGGGCAAACGCCACGACGTTACTGGACGGCCGCGACCCTGACCCCTCTCGGCCTACCGAATTCGTGCTTGAATTCCTACGTCACGGTCGCACTCAGAAGCAACGCATCAAGCCGGGCACGCCCGAGCACGATCGTTGCCAACCGGAGTATCACGAAGCATTCGAGGCGTTCTTGGGCGGCGGGGCGGTCCAATCCGGGGCGTTGATGGTCGGCAGTCAGACGCAAGGTGGCTATCTGGCCCCGACGCTCTGGTCCGCCGAACTGATCCGGGCGTTGGATGATCAGGTGTTCATGCGCCAGATCGGGAACGTGCTGCCGCCGATGACCGCCGGTGCATCGTTGGGGTTCCCGTCGTTGGACGCTGATCCTGCCGACGCTGACTGGACCGCCGAAGTTCCTGCCTCGGACATTTCCGAAGATACCACCATGGCGCTCGGGGCTCGCGAGATGGTGCCCAGCCTGTTGACGAAGCTGATCAAGATTTCGCGCCTGCTGCTTCGCACCGCGGTTATCGACGTGGAATCGCTGGTCCGGGAGCGGCTGGCCTACAAGTTCGCCATCACCGAGGAGAAGCACTTTCTCACCGGCGACGGGGCCCAGACCCCGTTGGGAATCTTCACCGCGTCCGCTGCCGGAATCACAACGGCTCGTGATGTGACTGCCGCCAGTGCGACCGAGATCGCGGGCGATGACCTGATCGACGTGTTCTACGCCCTCAAAGGTCAGTACATGAACCGGGCCACGTGGGTGGTTCACCGCGATTTCATCAAGCGCGTACGGAAGATGAAAGGCGACGCCGGTAACTATCTCTGGTCTGCCGGGCTAGGCGGTCAACCGAGCACGATCCTCGATCGCCCCTACGTGATGAATGAGAACGCGCCGAACACGTTTACCACCGGCCAGTACGTTGCGGTAGTCGGTGACTTCTCGTTCTACTGGATTGCCGATTCGTTGGGTATGGAAGTTCAACGGCTCGACGAGTTGTTCGCTCTGCGGAATCAAGTCGGATTGCTCGGTCGCAAAGAGACTGACGGAATGCCGGTTCTCGCGGAGGCGTTCTCTCGACTGAAAATGGCGTAGGCCTGGACCCCAAATAGGAGTGAATCACAATGATGCTCGACAGATTGCACAATGATCTCAACGTGCGGCGGGCGATTAGCCCGACGACGGTTGCTACCGGCGACGCGGCGATGCAGTCGCAGATCATCGACTTACAGAACCGCTTCGCGCTCGAATTCCTGATCGCCATTGGCACGATCGCTGATAACGACGCGACGTTCACCATTCTGGTAGAGGATGGCGACGACTCTGGGCTGAGTGACAACGCTGCGGTGGCCGATGCGTACCTGCTCGGTACGGAGTCCGGCGCTGGGTTTACCTTCGCCAATGACGATGAAGTGCGCAAGATCGGATACATCGGTCCGAAGCGATATGTGCGCCTGACCATTACGCCGGCAAGCAACACCGGCCAGTTTGAACTGTCCGCCATTGCCGTATTGATGGCTTCGCGGAAGCGTCCGCATTCGTCACAGGACTCGTGATCGGATTGATGACAAGCGGACCTGTCGGGCGCCGGTTCACGCTTTGCGTGCCGGTGCTCGGCCTACGCCGCACATTGTAAAGGAGTTGATTCATGCCAGTCTCTCTAGTAGGGCACCACATCAACCGGTTTACTGTTGACCAAGGCGGCGACGTGCACCTGAACGGGTGTAAATTCTACAACGACGCCGGGCTGGACATTTCCTCTTCATTGGAAGTGCTCAACGACATCGTGCCGGGCGAACTGAACGTGCTCGACGGTGCGATTGCTGGAACGGTAGTGGCGGAGAAAGCAGTCGTCGTCGATGCGAGCAAAGACATCGGGACGTTCGGCGCGATGACAGCGGCGTCACTGACGTTGTCGGGCACAACCGCGACCGCCCTCACCCTCTCCGGCGTCAATGCCACGAGCGGCATCTTGTTCAGTGGCACCATCGACCGCTGCCTCGACTTCGGCACGCTGACAGTTGGAACCACCACTGACGGCGTGCTTATGCGGGCCGGTACGGGTATCGGCGCCAGCGGCTTGGCGTTCGGCACCGCCAATATGCGGGCGTTTGCTCTCTACCTTCGCTACACCGCTACGTCGGGCACCTTCAAGGGGATGCGTCTGCGATGCATTGCCGATCCTTCCAGCGGTGCCGCAAGCATGGACAACTTTCACTGCCAGACCTCGGTGATCGCCAGCAAGGATGCCGCCACGATCAACGGCGGTTTTTTCGAGATCATCCCCAAGGGCACCAACGTGATCGACTTCGCCCGGTGCATCCTGACTAACGTGGACAGCGCAGCGGCCGTGACCTTCACGACTGGACTGGTCAATACGCACATCCGCACTCACACCCGTGGTGACGAGACGATGAGCGGCGTGGACGAGATGCTTCGGATCGAAAACGAGGCGGTAGGCGTCAACGGTCGCCAAATGGATTCCTTCATCCGTTGCATGGAATTCAACATTAGTGGCGGAATCAAGAGTGCTGCCTACCTGATTGACGCAGGAGTGAGCACGGCATTACTGGCGACGGCGGTTATGCGACTTCCAGATGACGAAGTAACCTCCTGGGACGACGCCACCGGAGCCGGGGATACTGCGGCAGGAGCAATCAAAGTCGTGATTGGCTCTGCGACTCGGTACATCAAGCTTTATAGTGATGCCCCGTAAGGAGTTGTTGAATGATACTCGCAACCCACTCATTGCCTGCCTCGGTGAAAAAGACAGGAGAAGATGGTGGTCTTGTCATTTTGGCGGGTCGGCGGCTCACTATCGAAACTTCGCCTGGCGGGGCGGAAATTCTTGACGAGACAGTACCGGCCGGAAAACGGTGGACCGTCACAATTAGCGTCAGCATCGACGAAACAGATGCGTAGGAGAGTTTATGAAACTGAGCATCCATGAACGCCTGTTGTTGTTTGAGGCCCTACCACGAGAGGGTGGCTTGGCGGCTGTCCGCCAGTTGCGCCAGTTGCGTGAATCGCTGGGATTCACTGACGACGAACGCGAACGATTCCGCATCGTCAGCGGCGACGGCCAGATCAGTTGGAACGTCAAGAACGGTGACGGGATGCGCGAGTACGAGTTCGGCACGACGCAGCGTGAATTGATCGTCGGGGCGCTGAATGCGCTCGACGAGAAGAAGGCGTTGACCGATGCCCATATTCCGTTGTGTGACAAGTTCTTGGCGGCGGAGAACGCGTGATGCGACGAGAGACGCGCACCTTGACAATGACTACCGTGTTCGACGGTTCCGCTACGGCTTATTCGGAATACTTCAACGGCGATTTGCTCGCCATCGTTTATACCAAGGTGGACTTCGTCGATGGGTCTACGTTCACCATCACCGCCGACGTGTCCGGTTTGGGCATCTGGACGGAAACCGCGGTCAATGCCTCCACGGATCGGGCGCCATCCATGCCGTTGCACAATCAGATCGGCGGGGCCGTTGGCGCTACCATCGTCCGACCAGTGCCGTTGGTGCGAGAGCGGATCAAGATCGTCATCGCCGGTGGCGGCAGCGCGAAGTCGGGCACGTTCCGGTTCATCGTAGCCGGTGGAGTAGAGAAACCCAACACTTGAAACAGGAGGCTTTGAGCCATGTTAGTTGAAATGAAGAAGAACTACGCTACGCCTGAGCACGGGTGCGTAGCGGCTGGGTATGTGGCGGACCTACCCAAAAACCACGCCGAGCAGTTGATAAAGGACGGCGCGGCCGTTGCTGTGACCGGTAAGGTCAAACCCAACCGATTGGTGCGTAAGCCGACGAAGAAATGATCGCATCGTTGGACGTTATCACCGCACCGGCCGCGCTTCCGGTAACGCCCGATGAGTTGAAGTCGTGGCTGGGCATCACCCAAACGGTGACGACGCACGACGTGGAGATTGACGCGTGTTTGATCGCTGCTCGCGATTGGGTGGAAAGGGCCGGCAAGCTGACGCTCATCAAGACCGTGCGGCGGATGACGTTGGACGGGTTCCCCGAGGCTACGTCCACGAACGAGCGGGGCATCATTGAGTTCAAGCGCTCGCCGTTGATTGCAGTGGATTCGATCAAGTATGTTGACAGCGCTGGCGTGCAGCAGACTTTGGAGGCCTCGAAGTACCAAGTCGATGCCCGTAGCGATCCGGGTCGTGTAGCTCCGGCATGGGGCGAGTCTTGGCCGTCAACGCGCGATCAATTAGCTACGGTGGAGTTGCAATACCAGTGCGGGTTCGGAACGGGGCGCGATGACATCCCCGGCACGCTGTTGTCGCTGGTGCGCTTCATCGCGTCGCACTGGTTCTCGAATCGTGAGACGGTATCGGTCGGTACGGGCACTAAGGAAATCGAATGGCATACGCGGCGAGTGTTGATGCTGGAAAGGAACTTTGAGTTTTGACGATTCGTTCCGGTCAACTCCGAGAGCCGTTGACGTTGCAATCGCCAACCGAGGCAAGCAGTTCATCGGGCCATGTTACGCCGACTTACGCCGACGTGGCCGACGTGCGGGGCGAGCTGGTGAACTCCAAGAGCCGGGAGTATTTCGAGGCGGCGGCACAACGGAGCGAAATGACGCACCTGTTCCGCATTCGGTACTACTCCGGCATCACCGCTCGGTGGCGGCTGCTGTGGAGCACGCGGACGTTGAACCTCGTGGGCGCTCCGATTGAAGGAATGAGGCAGGCCGAAATGCTACTGGCGTGTAAGGAGATCGTGTGATGTTCGGATGGTTCCGGAAACGGAAGCGGAATCCGGTCATTCTTGGGGATGATTTTCTCAAGGCGCTGGGAGCGGCCGGGCTCATACCGGACAAGTGCGTGCGCGTGGAAGTGCGCGCCGGGATCAACGAAGTCACGGGTATACACTTTGAGTGCCGGGGCGATGAGCGATTGATCGGGGAAGACATGATGGATGCGTTGGCTAAAGTGGTTAACGAAAACCAGAGCGTGCAAGCATGTGCCCCGTAGACGCCAACCCAGCTCGCGTAGTCTCCGGCGAACTGGTCATCCGCTCGTTAGTCGAAGCAGGCGTGCTGCCTGGCGTGGCCGCTCACTACCGCCGGGTCATCATCGACCTGGACAAAGAGAAGGTGGCCAAGGTGTTCTATCAAACGGTGGGCACGATCAAGCTGACGGCGCCCGCTGTGGCCGAAGCGCTGGGCAACGCCCGGCTGGTTGAAGTCGCCGAACTGGAAGTTGAGAGTGCGAGTGATGGCTAGGGTTCCGGCGATCGACATCCGCATGATCGGCGACAAGCGGCTGGTCAGGAAGTTCAACCGGCTGCCGGACAAGTTGCAGAAGAAGATGCTGCGCCCGGCCATGCGTAAGGCGATGAAGCCGATCAAGGCCATGGCAGAGACGTTGATCCCGGTGGGCAGTGGTGCGTTGAAGGCGGGAGGGTTGAAGATTAGTGCGTTGAAGCGTTCGCGGTCGCGGTTCGGAATTATCCTCGCAACGCCGACCCGGGCCACGTTGGGAATCCCGGGCGAGGCTTCGGGCTACTATCCGATCCATGTGGAGCTGGGGCATAGGGTAGTCATCAAGGGTAAGACGGTCGGTAAGGTGGCTGGTCAGTCGTACATGCGCAAAGCGATGGAAGCCACGAAACCACAGGCGCGGAAGATTCTGGCCAACGAATTGCGGCGGCGCATCGCGGCGGAAGCGAAGAAGAAAACATGAGTTTGCTCGGCGCAGTGCGAACGCATTTGACTGGTGAGACGGATATCACCGACATCGTGTCCACGCGCATCTATAACGCCACCGCGCCACCGAATCCGACGAAGCCTTACCTCGTGATGGAGCAGCCCGACAATGAGCACCACGCCCACATGACTGGAGCCTCGGAACTCGCCGAGCCCACCGTGAGGATCGACGGCTACGGTGCCGACCCGGATGTCTTGCAGATATTGGCCACAGCCATCCGGTTACGGTTGAACCGGCGTAGGGGCACTATTGGCACCGGTGATGATGCGATGACGGTTCGCGTTGCCAAGTTGACCAACGACCTGGCTCGGCACATTCCGCCGAGCGACAATGACCAAGTAGGAGTTCACGTGGTTTCGATGCGATACGAAGTCAAGTTCGCTGAAGCCATCGTATAGCGCAGGAGGTTTATCATGGCGTCGCCAACCGTTGATATTGCCACGGGGTTTACGATCGCATTTCCCAACTCGTCTTTCTCCGCTGAAGTCATCGGCGTGCAGCCGCCCGGGACTACGTGCGAAGATCACAACGTCTCGCACATGGGCACGACCAACGAGCACTCATTCAAGCCGAGCGACTTGAACGATCCGGGCGAGATGACCATCAACATCCACATGAACCCGGATACGGCCATCCCCGTCGGTACCGAAGAGACGGCCATCTTGTTGACTTGGCCATCGACGGCCACGTGGACCTTCGCCGGGTACATCAAATCGTACACGCCCGACGATATGCCGCTGGACGAGAAGATGACCGGAACGCTGGTTGTCAAGGTCTCCGATGCGATCGCCATCTCGGCCGGGACGGGTGGTTAATCATGGCGAGTTTTCAACCTATCGAGATACCGGCGCGGCTGACCAAAGCGGACGTGGTCCGGATTCGACCGTTGAAAGGCAAGGCCAATGCGGACACGTTCAGCATTGGCGAAGGCATCGATTGGACCAGTTACGGGCCCGGCAAGTTGGCATTCGATACGTTCGCCGGCAGGTACGACATGGCGACGCGCGAGTGGGTTGGCGTGCTGCGGTTCCTGCTTCCACCAGCGGGGACATCGCACTTCCAGCTTGCGCCGTTTGACGTGCTGAGCGAACTGCTGAGCGCCGACACGCGCGCAGAAAGTGAGGACGATGATGGCATTTAATCAATCAATCACTTATGAAACCGTCAGCGGCGGCGGGCTGATCCGCCACTCGAAGAATTATACTGGCGGCCTTCGTGTTTCGCTCGATGAGCCCGTCGCCGACAGCATAACCGATCAGCTTCATAATCTCGCCATTGACGTGTCCGAGGTCGTCTCATGCTACATCGTTGCCAGTCAAGACATGCTGCTTGAGACGAATGCCGACGACGCGACTGGCGGCAACACTCTGAATCTTATTGGTGGCGTAC